TGCTCTATCGGCCAAAGAGCTTTCGCGTTTCATACTCTTTAATAGTCTCCAAAAGTTTCTTGGTCCAATTGTCTCTGTGTTCAATAAAGACCTGTGGTGATTCGTTATCGACTGCAATTAGAATTACTAATTGCGTTATCGGTGTACCAGTTCGTTCTTCATACATAATTGCATAAGCTGCAGCTTGTATGAAATACCCATCAATCCATTCTTTCTTTTTTAACTTACGACTTGTCTTAAAGTCTATAATAGAAAGAGTACCATCAAACTCGCCCACACAATCCACTCTACCAGCGACCCGTAGGTGGTTAGAATATAAAGGTACTTCTTGAGCACAGATCCTACCGATCTTGCTATCAAGAATAGGTTGGACATCTTTAAAGTTTCCAATGATGTTCGGTAAATATCCATCGGCATAATCCTCTTCATTGTTTAAGTATTTTTCAATAATGGCATGAACATTAGTGCCACGAGTAGCTGCTACTCGGCTAATCTTATTGGCTTCTTCTTCACCTACTCGGGCACGCCATGCTCTAATACCATCTTCAGATAGTATACTTAAAACGGTAGTAATTGAAGGATACTTACCGTCGGGGGTAGTATAAACTCTTCCGCTATCAGTAGTGTCAGCAGAAAGATCCTCATAGCCCAAGTCGATATTTAAGTGTTCGAATTTTTTCATTGTTTTTTTCATCTTTATTAATAATATTATGTAGTCTACTAGTCAATCCAAGTTTTGATCTAGTTTTTTTCCGTCCGGCTTTTTTATTATCTGGGTTCCACCTATGATACTTAGCCATTTTCTTATCCTTTATTTGATTTGCAACATTTCCTTGGTCATTATATAGTCTCGTACGAAATCAGATCGTACAATGTCTTCCCATCCAAACTCCACAGTCTCAAATGCTCGAAGCTGTTCTATGATAGAAAGAAATTTAAGTATTCCAGCTTTGTCTCCCTCTTTCTGAAAATCTGATTGGTAGTAATCACCACACATTATGAACCTACAATTCTCTCCTACACGAGTGATAATTGAGTCAAGTTCATGAAATGTAAGGTTTTGCATTTCATCTAATACTACAATAGCATTAGAGATAGTCAAGCCACGTATAAAGGACGTGGACATGAAATTAATTGTTCCGGCATTCTTTAGTTTCATCCAAGCATCGGCATCATTAAATAACTCAGCACATATAGACCTATATGGACCAGTGTATGCATCTTTCTTTTCTTCTTCATCGCCTGGTAAAAACCCAATGTCTCTTGTTGGCACAATAGAACGAATAATGACTACTTTGTCATATTGCATTTCTTTGTCAAGTGCGTCTTCAAGAGCCAGGGATAACGCCATAAATGTTTTGCCAGTTCCTGCGGATCCAGCGAGTACGAGTGAGTTACCGTCATCATATGCCTCATAAGCAGTTCGTTGATTAGGAGTCAATGGTGTAATTTCCATCATATCTTCTAATCTAAGTTTTAACGTTTTTGCAGCCATTCTAGTGTCTATTCATATTATGTGCTTTATGAGTCTGTGCAATCTTATCTTGAACTTCTCTAAAGCCATCATCTACTGGAATTGTAGAGCCAGCGCTATGTAACATATTAAGACCAGTGATTACAGACTCAAGATTGTTATCTTTCATGTATTGTTCTTTGTCATCCATTTTAACAAAGTGATCGAATTCTTCACCTGTCTTCTTGTTGCGAAACGTGTACGTTGGCATTTTCTAATTCCTTAATTCGTTGTTCAAGTTCTTTAATTTTACGAGTAGCTTCCCAAGGAGACATAGGCAAATTAGCTCTGCATTTCTCATCTTCTTCTCTCATCCTTCGTACCATGTAATCATAGTACCCTTCTCGTTGTTCAGCCATTCCACCACTCCGGAGTTTGTCTGTTAGACCATACCATATCAAATCGATCTTTTTTAGTATGATAATATAATTTATATGACTTGACAGGATCATCTGGGTAAATGCATTCTGGATTAGCTTTCATAGCTAGTGCAAATGGAGTAAGTGGACCTTGTTTGATATTCCTAGGAAGTGTCCACAATGGACCACGCAATAAGCGATCGGTCTTATGCACTTTGCCATAGCGATGAGTATACTCGTCACACAATGCAACAAAGTGTGTGTAATGCCAGTGATAATTTTCTGATGATTCCATTGTCCATTTTGTACATGGATGACCGTGGTGTACGGCTTTATAGTAGAGCATTTCGGCTTCTAGATCGTCGGCGCCTTCATATAAGTCATAGTAATTAACCATACGTTTACCAGACTTTGAAGGCTTTTTAATTAGTTTGCCATCTAACATTCTATGAGCTGTACTCAGCATTTGAGCTGACTCCACGATCATCTTAACAACATGTTTATCGCACTGAAGTTGTGCGGCCTGTATTGGGTCTTCGTCAAGTATAAAAATATTCATAATCAATTCCTCATAATATAAGTATATTATAACACAGTTTGATCCATTTGTAAAGGATTAAATTGCAATATCCATTTCAACTTCTGATATCTTAGAGTTTAGATATTCGTATTTAGCTCTAAGTTTGTAGACTAGGTTACTATCCCCTTTTTTCTCCTGTTTCTTAATGTAGTGTTTCAATTCTTTAGAATCTCGTTTAAGTCTTTCGATCTGTGATCCTTGCAAGTCTTTTCTCCTACGGTGAGATGTTGGTGAAGAAATAGTTTTGCTCCTATGCTAAAGTTAAAAAAAGCCTATGACGCATTGCACGTCATAAGCACCAGATAATGTAAGTTCTTGTTATCATAATTCTATTTATTCTTTGATTAAACTCGGCCACGTATCTTGAACTAATTTTTTTGATAAACCTTTATATAGACCAGCCATCTTTTTATCTTTCATTGCAATAAACAGTTCAGCATCTTCTTCCATAACAGTCTCTAATATAGAGATAAACATACGTTCTCTTTTAGGTGCCATGATCTGATCACCTTGACCACCTTTAATAAAGTAAGTAAGCCGTTTCACAGACTGATGTGTAGTAGCAGGACGAGAGTCTCTTTCCCTAGCTGCTTCATATGGTGGTTTACCTTTTGGAAGATTAAACTCAAGTGAGTCATCAAAAGCTCCACGCAAAATACTCTTAAGAGCTACACTTTCATGAGCTTTAAGTACCTTCGCTTTTTCTACTTTAGTTGGAGCTTTAGCCATCAATTCTAAGACTTGATGAATAGTCATTTTGGTTGGAACAATAGTATTAGCCATTATTAAAATCCTCAATACATTCAATTAACATTTTACACCTATTTGCTACGAAATAGTTTAGTACTTTACCTGGCCCACGTTGAGCTGGTATCTCAAACTTATTTATAATTTCAGTCTTAAGTTCTTGTGGTGTATTTGCAAGATTAATAAGAGTATCATTACGTTGATAGTTACGGTACCAAGAAGCAGCATAGAGTAGCTCACCTTCATCTAAGTCGGCAAGAATGGCATCAATCTTCTTTTGAGTAACTGGAGTCTGGCGGATACCTTCAACAAAGCAATCATCTTGACTAAGTACATTAGGTACACCATCACCACTATCACCTTTAAGTACATGTTCTAGTGCATACAACCGTGGGTTTTCGTGCTGTACGAATTTCTTTTGCATAGGACTATATTGACGGACATTATTGAATTTGTGTAACTGAATAAAGTCTTTATCAGCTGAGATAATCATAACAGGTTCATTCTTACCAAACTCTTGAGTCTCATAGACTAGAGTACCGATAATATCATCAGCTTCACAACGCTCTACATGGATAACTTTGTATGGCATATTGTCACGAATTTCTTCCCGTACTTTATTAATAATACGAAAGACTTCATTCCAGTCCATAGAAGACTCTTCCCGGCCCTTTTTACGAGATGCCTTATATTGTGGGAATACTTCTTTACGCCATGATGAATGATCACATGCAATTACAACATCACCGTATTCTTTACGGAATTTCTTATTGTACATCCGAATAGTATTGAGGATCATATGACGAATAAGGTGTTCGTCTATTTGCATTTTTTGTGTAACTACACCAGCAATTGCAATTGCATTATAATCGATTATTATCATTAGAGGGTTCTCCATCATCAAGTTCATTATCAGGTTCGGCAGGATTATCTAAAGCATCTATGTACTCTTTTGCTGCCTTTATCATAGTATCACATTCATCTAATATGTAATGAAATATATGCTCATTGTTTTTGTGATTTCTTTGGAAAGAAGCAAATAGTAAATTTGCTAGCACTCCAATATCACGTTTTTGTTTTTGATCTAGATCATATCCAAGTTCTTCTAGTTCTTCAGTTATTACGTCAACAATATGATATGTAGTCTCTAAATCATACTCTTCCATACCCTCAATCTTTTCAACTGAGGATCTTGGAAACGGAATTATATTGCTGCCATCTTTTTTCATAATACTATTATTATAACACACTTTTCATCGTTTGTAAACCCCTAATATGCTTAGAATGTATTTTACATCCAATAAATTCATTATAGTATCCTTCAGAAAGTAAGACTCCTCGGTCAAACTGTTCTTTAGCTTCTAGGTATGAGCATTCGCCTTTAGTCTTACATAAGTGCAATATATCTCTTCTATAGTTATCTGCACCTTTTTCTTCAACTAACGTTTGTACTTCTTTAGAAGAACCATAATAAGTCTTCCAATCGCTTTCAGCACGTGTCTTAACTCGTCGCTTTCTGGTCTTGGTAATTGGAAGTGTTTTAGGTTTCCAAAAGAATTTCTTCCCAACATACATTTTTCCTGTATCTAGTTCAGTTATGACATATACAAAGCCATGATATTCTTCTGGGGTTTCGGTGTATTCTACGTCTTTATAGTACCAATTCATTCCCACTCTTCTTCACCTGTGTCGTCTACGATAAAATGTCCTTCAGATATATTTATCTCTTCGAACATTTCTTCTCCACAGGCAGGACAGAATGCTATTGTTTGATCTTCATCATCAAACTTAACTTGAAATTTAGCTTTACAAGACCAACATTCGTTCATAGTGACATCCCTGAAACAGCAGCTGATAGGAAATAATCTTTGAGTTGTTGAAACCCTCCAATCGGTCTATCATCAATCACCACAACAGGGAAAGATCTTGCAGTAGGAAACCGTTCCATTAGTTGCTCTCTTGTAATATCTCGACCAACAACTGTTTCCTTATATTCGTGCTTTCGATTTTCTAAGAATCCTTTTGCACTTTCACAATAGACACATGGTGGTTCGTGTCTAGTAATTAATTCTATTTTCATTATAGGCTCATTCCTTTCAGCATTTCATTATCCATATCTTGTTTCACGCCACCAATAACATATGAACTAATTTCAGTTTCCTGAGGTGCAACTTGTACATTACCACCACCAATCCATTTTTCTGTCCATGGCAATGGGTTTGCCTGTGGTGTAGAATATGGTGAGGTGATACCAAGTGCTTTCATACGTTTGGCTGCAATCCATTCGATATAGCTATATAGGAGATTAGCATTAAGGCCAATCATAGAACCATCTTTAAACAGATAGTCAGCCCATACTTTCTCTTGATCTACAGCATCAACAAACATCTTAGTTACTTGTGGTTCCATTTCCTCTTTAATTGCTGCAAAGTCAGGATCTTCTTTAGGTAAAGTTTTAAGAATAGTTTGACTTGCTGCTAGGTGAGTATTCTCATCCCTTGCAATAAACTTAATAATCTTAGCATTACCTTCCATGCGTTTAAGTTCAGCAAATGCCCAAGAACAAGCAAAGGATACATAGAACCTAACACCTTCCAATACATTAATTGAATTAAGCGCCATCCATAGTTTACGTTTCATTTCTAATTTATCAATCTGAAACTTGTTACCGTTTACAGTATGAATGCCTTCACCTAATAGAGACCACCATTTACAATAGTCAATGCACTCATCATAGTACTTAGAAATATCCTTTGCACAATCAGCAATTTCATTAATATCCAGCATCTTATCAAATACAATAGATGGATTAGGATATACGTTACGAATGATATGTGTATATGAACGGCTATGGATTGTTTCCATAAAAGCCCAAGTCTGTACTAATGGCTCGATCTCTGGAAGAGATGCAATAGGCATTAATGTTTCAGTTGGACCACGACCTTGCACAGAATCCAATAGGATCTGACGTTTAAGATTAGATGTAAAGATATGCTTTTCATGCACTGTAAGATTTGCAAAGTCACTACGGTCTTTAGATACATCCACTTCTTCTGGACGCCAAAAGAATCCT